TCTTCATCATCGCCATTAGAATATTCTGATAACCAATAATTACTCATTTTTTGAACCTCCGCTTACTGCACCCTGCCAAATAGCAGCCAGTCTGCAGTAGCCATTTTCTTCAACGGTCTGAGCAACAATTTTACAGACCCCATTGCCCTCATAAAAGGCGCAGTTTCCACACTTAACTCCTATTGGAAGATTATCATTTTCAATGCCAGGAACATATCCCACCCAAATACCATTGCCATCATCATTGGCTAACTTTCCATATTTACCAACAATACCAATCATGGCATTGACATACTCGGCTTCTGCGGGAGCAAGTTTTTTATCCATTTGCTCTAATAGTTCTGCTAACCAATAAATAGACATTGTTATTCTCCAATCTTTTGCATAAAAATATAGTAACAATATATTACTACATTGTTCCCCTTCGTTGCATCTCTAATCTTCTTCTAGCTTCTTCGTCATCTTGAGCTAAACCTCTAGCACGAGACATTCCAAAGCCAGCTAAACCAAGAGCCCCAGCTATACCTAACATCTTAAGATTTCTAGCGCCGTTTGGACCTTGTGTGACGGCAGCCGATAAATCATCTGCTGCGGCTCTAAGTCTTCCTGGAACTTTTGCTGGAGCACCACTAGATGGTCTTGGTGGTGTTGGGGCATTGGAATGTATTGTTGCTTGTGGCGGTGGTGTTGCGTTACCAGATTTAGTAACCTTTTCTGCTGTTTCTCTTGCTTGAGCTCAGATTTAGTAACCTTTTCTGCTGTTTCTCTTGCCTGAGCTGCTGTAGGTGGTGGCGATGGCGTATTGGCATCGATAACCGGTCTGCCAATTGGTTTCCTGCCTGGAGTTTCACCGGTAGTCACCGTAGGCTGAGAAGGAACCGAGCCTGGAGTTGGGCCGGTAGTAACCGTAGGCTGAGAAGGAACCGAGCCTGGAGTTGGGCCGGTAGTAACCGTAGGCTGAGAAGGAACGGAGCCTGGAGTTGGGCCGGTAGTAACCGTAGGCTGAGAAGGAACCGAGCCTGGAGTTGGGCCGGTAGTAACCGTAGGCTGAGAAGGAACGGAGCCTGGAGTTGGGCCGGTAGTAACCGTAGGCTGATCGAAATATGGACGCCCAGCAGCTCTGGCAGCGTCTCTGGCAGCGGTTTTAGCTACCCCATCCATAGTTCTGTCATATTTCCCCAATACTCCATTTGCTTGGCGCCATGCTATTTGATCTTCAATTGTTGAATATGGGGTAGTGTAACCAGGTTTACCACTTAAAAGTTCATCCATTTCTGGAAAATTGTTTTTCACCTGCTCAATTGCCTCTATATCCGTTGCGTCAAGAGTGCCGGCTATTATCATCCTTTTATTTTGTTCCACTTGTGCTGCAGTGGCGGGAGTTTTTCCTGGTCGATCTTTTACCTCCCCACTATGTGGATCATGCTGTAAATCTAAATATGGACGCCCATTATCATCAACGTAATATGGATTAAGATAATCTGTGGTAAATCTACCAGATGTTTTCTGAGAAATGGGGGCATTCTTTTGCTCAACATTATAATCTACTGTTTTGCGATAATTAGGATCGTATTGATCTTCGAGACGATCAAAAAGATCGCTTCCTTCTACAATGCCAATAATCCTATCTCTTTCTTCTATAGTTTGAGCATAGAAGGTAAATTGTCTTCCTGGTCTATACGCAGAGCTAGTTTTAAATCCTATATCATTTTCTCCTAGTAGTTCAACTAATCTCAAAGTATCATTAGGATCAACAAATTTTTCTGCACCGCGCTCACCAGCTCTTAGCATGAATTTATAGAACCATTTTAAGCGCTCTCTTGAATCCATACCCGCAAGGTTAACTCCAAGAGCACTTGTTCTTTTCTGAAAATTTGAGAAAAGTTCTTGATCAATAACATCAGCGCCTCCCATTATCCCTTTTGAGGGATCCTTGAGTTTTAATCCCATCTTTGCAAAAGCGTCTTCTTGCGTGAGCTCTGCCTTAAGATCTGCGTGTAACTTCCATCCATGGTTAGTATTGACTCCATGTGCTTGATTTTTTAAATTAACCAAATCATTAGATTCAAATGCATTATTGTCAGCGCGGGGGGGTGAATAGCCCTTTGGAAAACGCGCCTTTACTTCATTTAAGTCTGCTGTCATTACATTCTCCGATTATTATTTAATACATTTTCTAGAGCAGAATCTCTGATTATTATGCTCATAAACCATACCTCTAATAAATTCTCTGCTACAAGATGCACAATGAAATTTAACACCGGATATACCATAAAATAAGACTGGTTTACCCTTCTGCTCGACTTTTTGAACAGCGGTTGAGGTATTTGCATAATTCTTTTTTGCTGGTTTTTTACCTGCCATTACCTACTCCTTATCATAGTAAACACAAGGATATAGTAATTGTTTTATCGAAGAATAGTCCAATCTTCAGGTATTAGATCCTTTGTATCGGCACCTATTTTCGGGCCAAACCAAACTGGTGGGACTATAACGGAGTTATTATTATTCTTATTAAGCCACGCTCCCCACCAGCTAAAAGAGCTATTAGCTATAATATTAGAATGACACTGGGTCATTAAATACAAATCAATAAAATGATGGTTATGAGAAAAAACAAACCTATCTGAATCCAATAATGACAAAGATTTACACCAATTAATATCATCAGAAAAAACAATACCAAAATCATAGTCATTAAAAAGACTGATAGCAGATTCATAATATTCTTGGCTTGGCGTAGGATGTGCATCTGGATTATTTAAATAATCAGTTCTTCTAAAGTGAATAGAAAAAACTTTGTGATCACTAAATATTTCAGAATACCTATCTGCTGCCTCAACTATTTCTGCCTTAAAAGCAAACTCATTCCTAATAATATTTTCTATGTTTTTAAAATATTTTTCAGTTTGAAAGTATCCAAATAAATCTATATTATCAGGAAATCCTTTCATAAAATTTTCATCAAAATGAAAATGTGGTTCATTAAAAGTTTGACTAGGAAAATTATTACCTAACCTATTAGAGGCCTCATTCATTTCAAAAAGATCAAAAAGTTGATGACGATTTGCGGGAATAATAAAATCATAATTGTTAGAATGCGCAATCCCTCTAAGGGATGCGTATTGGAACATCTGATTTCCAAGACGACCGTTTAGCCCAAGTCTACTATAGGACAGCATTTCTTTCCCAGTTTTCCCATATAAACGGATATCGCCAAGTTAAATGATGAGTTTGGGAAAGCTTATCTGCTGGTCTTATTTTCATTTCTTCTTCCAGCCCATTGGGTCATCTGTCATACGATTGTAAATCCACTCGTATGTTTTTTCCATGCCATCTGTCAATGTAATACTAGGCTCCCACCCAAACGTGCTACGGAATAAAGTATTATCACTATTTCTACCACGCACACCCTGAGGTGCATCAAGATTGTAATTTCTTTTAACTTTAATTCCAGCAATATCTTCAGCGATAGATACTAGCTGATTGATTGTTACTAACTCTGCGCTACCTATGTTAACCGGCGTATGCAATGTTGAGTTAGAAAGCTCCCAGGTTCCACGAACACAATCATCAATATACATAAAAGATCTAGTCTGCTCACCGTCTCCCCAAACCTCAATTTCATGATTACCAGAAAGTTTAGCTTCAATGACCTTTCTTATAATAGCTGCTGGAGCTTTTTCTCTTCCACCTTTATAAGTTCCATATGGTCCATAAACATTATGGTATCTAGCGACATGGGTTTTAATTCCATAATCCTCCATAAAATGTCTGCACATTCTTTCTGAAAACAATTTTTCCCAACCATAACCATCTTCTGACTGAGCAGGATAAGCATCCTCTTCCTTTAAGGCTGTAACATCAGCGGACGATTGTTTTCCAGCGTTGTATACGCATGCCGAAGATGTATATAAATAACTTTCTACACCATTTTTTCTAGCGGCATCTATCAGATTTGTGTTGATTAATACGGTCATCATACAGTCTGCCTTATTGTTTTCAATAAATCCCATACCACCCATATTGGCTGAAAGATTATAAACACGATCCATTGTCTTAGTCAGAGCATCGCAATTATTTGCTATAGAAACATCACTAGTTATATTATGGGCATCGTTGTGAAGTTGATACCATTCTATTGAATTCTTCTTATCTACAGCCGTTACAGTGTGCCCCTCTTGCAAAAGCTTTTTCGTTAGGTGTCCACCAATAAATCCACCTGCTCCAGTAATTAAAATTTTCATTATGATAATCTCCTATTCTCATTATGATCTTCAGTTAAGATTAATTCTTTATGTCTATTATATAATAATTTCATATTTTTATGATTAGCCTCATATAGCCAGCTGCCAACGGAACCAGTTTTTCTCGTGCCTCCCCAAGAATAGTCTGAAATATAATCAATCCAGTAAAACCCAGCAACTTTTCCAAAATATTTAAAAGCTCTGTAACAAAGATCGTGATCATCTAGTTCTTGAGGAGAATAATCCTCATCAAGATAATCTAGTTTACATAAAATATCATGGTCTATCATTAGTGGTCCACGATTAACGGAACTTCTAATAGCAAATGTTTCTCTGTTAATACTATTTTTATCAGCGTGGTTAGTATGAACTAATATGTCGCACCAACAATTATCTAAATTTTCTGTAACATATATGTGCTTTGAATTAGGGTTATATCTCCAGTCGTGAGCAGTTCTAGCAGTCACTGCAAAGACATCAGAAAAACCAAAAGGCTTTTCCATTCTAAGATTCCAGTCTTGCTCATTTATAACCATGTCATCTTGGATGATGACAACCTTATCGCCCCGAGCGTGCTTTAATCCAATGTTGTTTGCTTTTGTCTCAAAAACATTATCCGCATATAGTATGCTGATATTTTTATTAAACTTTTTAGAAAAAGATACAGCTATTTCTTCAGACTTATCATCACATCCATCAAGAACAATAATCAATTCATAATTTCCTGATGTAAATTTTTTGATGTTATTTAATACGGTTTTTAAAAGAAAATCTTTATTGTGTACTGTTAATATAAGACTATGCATTTGGGAATGTGTACTTTCTAATTTTTCCATTATCGACTTTAAGATTATATTTTACCACAAGATTGGTAAGTATGCTTTGATCATGTCTATGATCCTGAAATGAAGGAAGGTTATCTTTGCCAGATACATTTTGTATATCTGTTAATATTCTTTCGTCCAAACAATAATGTAGCCATTCATTTAATAAACTAATAGATGACTTTTTATTTTTCCAAAAAGATACTCCAGCCTCCAACTGACTAGCTGACCAGTATTTTTCTGAATCACAATCCATATAAACAAAACAATCTCGTTTAGTCCACTTTGCGTTGTTGTTTCCATAAGTGATAAATAATTGATCTACATTATTCATCTGACTTATCAATTCTGATTCAAAAGAAATATCATCTAGCTGCGAATGAAATACGTCTCCAGAATCAATATAGAAAACAGTATCGTCATCATCAGCAAATGTTTCTAGGGCATGCTTTATAATATAAGGTTTCCACAACCAATATCCAGCACCACGTGTTTGATCTAAAATTTTTTTATTTGATTTATAAAAATCTGTTCTCTGAAACCAATGCTCTGTATAGGGTGCTATTTTAAAATTATTTAAAACAGCTTTTTGACATAGGGCAAGCTGCTTGTCAGAAAACTTATCATTTGCGTAAGTTACAAATAGTATAGCCATCTTTAAATCTCATGTAAGAATCTCTTTGATTCTTCCAATTACATCAATCTGCGTTCTTATGTGCCGATAAATATAGCCAACCCATATCTCTCCAGCTTTTTGGTAGTACATCTGGCTGAAATTGAGTTTTCCATAAACAGTAAGGGAAACTTACCTGATCCTGATATGACCATGTTAGATTTTGTTGATGCCAAAGCTCTCCAAGTTCTTTAACTTTTGGATTAGTTAAATCTCTAGCGGACACACCGCATTCATATAAGCCATATTCTGTTGGAAAACCTTCAGCAACATAAGATGCCACCTGTTCATCAAGTGGCTCTTTTGCGTATTTTGGCGGCCTAATGGTAGCTTCTCCGTAGGCGCAATGTCTACCATCAAAATGAGGTGAAGCAACAAAACCATTTTTCATATACGACATTATTTCAGAAACAAAATTCATATTGATAACAGCCATTGAGCCATCTATCCATATCATATATTTATAGTTATTCAAGATTGGTATTGAATGCGGATTCAGCTTTGGTCTCTTGGATCTACGTCTACTATCCAAATGCTCATCGCCCAAAAGCTCCACCTTCCATGGTTTTGGGGCATCAAAAGAATTTTTTCCATCAGTAAAATAAACATAATCTACGCCATGTATATGATTCTGAGTAAGACAATGATCATACTCTCCAGTAACAGCAGTAACAATTACCGTCTGCCCATACCAATCTTCTACCATGACACTCCTCAAAAAGCTGTTGTAAACATCTCTATAGCTTCAGGTTGTTCTTCCGCTATTTTTGGATGTATAGTTTCTATACTAACAATTGGTTCACGGATAAACCTATCAGATGCAAACCAACCATTTATTTTTGTTTCATTTATTAACTTTTTTGCACCGTTTGGATTTATCGCATAAGCATAGGTGCAATTCATGGAATGCACACCAGAAGCTTCACCAGGAGAGAAACCCATTCTAAAAACAGAATTTTCTTGAACAGTGCAGTATTGATCAAAACCATTTCGCATTTTTCTACGGCGGATTGATCCCTCCCAATCAAGATGAAGAACGTCACTCCATTCTGGGCTTGACCATTCTCTCAACAATATAGCATCGTGTTCCAAAATGATGATAGGCTCATTAAATTCTACGCAAATATTCCACAACGCATAATGTGAAGCAAAACATCCCCTAGTACCAGGAACGGAAGTCCATTTATTGTATAGATCAAAATAAGGAATATTATAGTCCCAAACAGGTTTTATATTATGATCCTCAAACAATGATAGAGAATCGTCTTTGGTATACGCTGCAAAATAAAAAGCCTCATAACCGAATTGTTTAGCTGACTCAAAAGCTTTAGCCGCTAAACGCTCTGATGAATCCATCCCTTCAATTGTTATAATAAATACTTTCACAATTATCCTTTAATGCAACTGGCGGAGAAGGTGGGATTTGAACCCACGGACACCTTTTGAGATGTCGACATCTTAGCAGGATGTTCCATTCAACCGAACTCTGGCACCTCTCCAGTACTATTACGGTACAAGCCCTGGACGCTCTACGTCCTCCATTAAACGAGTTCTACTCCATGCCCCGCATGAATTACAATACCATTGCTGATATGTTCCAGTTTGAGTATATCGTTGACCTCTCTTTTGCAAATCATCAGACCCACAAGTTGGGCAATTACACTCGCCTTCGTACACATTTAAATTAGGATGGTTATTCATCCAGGGGCGCAACTTCATGTATACATTTCTTAGAAGGTCTACGTCCTGCTTAGCGTACTTCGTCATCAGTTTCCATGATTTTAAATCGCCACGCATGCATCCAGCCCACGTCTCAAAGCCACCAGTATCAACTTTTCTACCAACACCCAAATGCTGCCCCAAATGATCTAATCTGTTGCTATTAAACATAAAATATTTTCTAGCAACTTTTAATGTATCAACCTGTCTAACTGGTGAAGTTGGACCCATATTATGAGATATAAATCTTGCGTTAGCTTTTCGCATATCAAACTTATCGCCATTGTGCGCAATTGCTATATCGGCTTCATCCAATAAATCCCAAAGCTTTTTAACTACATAAAGATCATCTTCTGGATTCTTTTTATATTGATCAGGAAAATCTATCAAGGAACAAACATGCGTAGTTTTTTCGTGCTCCCATCTATATGATACACACAACATGTACCATTCGCGCTCATGTTCAATAACATTCTGCTCATAGTGGCCCCAAACATAACTAAGGTTTGGGGCGGTTTCTATATCATAATATAAAATTTTTGCCATGATAGCACCGTCTTTTCAATCGGGTAGAATCATTTTGACACTACATAATAATCATACAGTATAACACAAATGGTGACGCAATGCTCACAATGTTACATCACGCCACCATTATATAGGTAATTAATTATTTAATATTTTTAATATTAGAAAAAATAATTTCTGAAGCTGATCCTCTATGACTGATAATATTATCTCCTGCCCATCGCCTAGTATTATTTTAATAATATGACCATTTACTAAAGAGCCATCTGTAGCTATCATAGAGGTTTGATTTGTTATTTCTATATTTTTTATAGCTGGCATAAAGCCAGAAAACTCTTCATCCATTATTTTTTCTTTTTCTTTTTAAAGGTAGCAACATTTTTTGGAGCTTGCCCCTTAACACCTTTTGATGGAGTGCCTTGAGCTCTTTTTCTTTGAACTGCGCTTCTCCGTTGAGAAGATGATAAGGAATTAGCCTTGGCAATAGGTAGGCATTTTGCGTACCCACCGCCCTTACCAGATGTTCCGCAGGGCTGCCACTTGCCATTCTTTTTAGGGGCACCAATGTTTACCCATTTCTGATTAAACCATTTAGTTAAGCCAACGCCCTTTGGACCAGCCATATTATATCACTTTTTCTTTTTGGGTGCAGAGGTTGTTCTCCATGTTCCGCCTTTAGATTTATACCACTTAGCCGCCCATGCGTTAGCATATGCGGAAGGATATACGTCAAATTTTGATCTAGCCATAGATTTAGCTTGGCTCCAAAGCTTTGGATTTTTTGCTACGTTTCTTTTTTGTGCCATTATTCTTGATCCTGATCGTAAATGGTATTGCCAGTGGTAGAAGTTTTTTCTTTATCTTTTAATCCATTTGCTGCCAGAACTCCCGATAGACAACCAGACAAAAATAATACTATAGGAACTAGCAGTGAGTCAATAAACGCTTTGTCATTGGGCGACTGCTGATCAATTGGTTGCGTTACAAACACCAGGGCATACATAACGCCAGTTACAATTACGGCGAAAGTGAACGCTAAGGTTGCTCCGACTATTAAAACCATTCTGGCTTTTATTTCACTATTTGTATATCTTTTCTTTTGATAATTATTCATTCTGGAACACTCCCATAAATATCTTCTGGACATGTTCCAGAAGCGCTACAAATTGGTGGTTTACAATCCGCAGTTTCCCAATTGTTTGGATCCTGACACGGATAACGATATGAATCATTGCATCCGCTTAAAAGACCCATACAAAAGGCTCCCAATATTGATGCTAGTATTAAAATATATTTACGCATCAGAACATCTTATCCCATGTGACAGGACCGATAATGCCGTCATCCTTCAGGCCGTTTGCCTTCTGCCATGCCTTGACTTTTGCTTCAGTGCCAGGACCGAAGTCGCCATCAGCCTTAGCACCAACAATTGCCTGAACCAGCATGACTGCGGGTCCCTTTGAGCCCTTCTTGACCGGGCTTCCCGGGTACTTAAACTCCATCGGACCGGCTTCGACTGCACCGCCAGAAGGAGTTATTACTTCTGTAATAGCGGCAACTGAACCGTTTGGAGCGACATCCCCTAAACAGTATTGCCAGTGCCATGCTTCAAACTCTTTAGAATTTTTATCACCCGTCTGCAAATAAAATCCAAATTTAGGAGCATTTGCGCACATCCATTCAAAACATGCTCCACCCATTGACTGAAGCTTTCCGCCAGCCTCGTAGCCGAGGTCGATGGCGAGCCCCCAGCCGTGATTAGAACCCTTTAGGCCGGTCGGGTCCGGTGCAGCCGAAGGGGCCTTGCCCGGCTTGAGATACCAGGTCTTGCCCTCATATTGGCGCGTCACCTGTGGCTTGCGCCCCTGGTCGGTCGTGGTATAGCGGTCCATGAACATAGACAGCTGACCCTCAAAGGAGCGATAATCGCCAACATTCTTTAATTTATGACCGGCAGCAAGTGCCGCATCATACATCCTATTAAACTGCTCAGCTGCGGGAGCATACATCTGCCCACCAGTTTTTACCTTAGCCAACAAATTGGCTGGAAGTTGTCCATTTTTATGAGCTTTTAATGCTGTAGGAACAACGAGTTTAATATAAGGGTATATCACAATAATCTCCTATTCACTTCTTTTTTTTAGAAATTTTTCTTAACGTTGTAGCCAAATTAGCTTGACGTACTGTTCTTGTATCATATTTTTGTGGGTTCTTTTTTACGGCAGCTGCGAAACCGGCTACTGTCATTTTCCGCTTTTTAGCTTTGGCAGTAAATGCGCCAGGCCTTTTGATTGCCTTTTGGATCCATTTTTTATCACTTGCCATGGATTTCACCTCTTATATTTATTTGTATATATAAATAGTAATAACATATTTGACCTTTGTCAATTGTTAAGTAATATCTTAACTATGATGGAAAAAATAGGGGCGCAGGTTTAATACCTGGCCCCTATTAAAATAATGTATAAATATATTATTTTTTCTTATTCTTATTCATAATAGCTTTTTGAATAAATGGAGGTAGTTTTTTCTGAGCTGCGGTTAAACCATTTGTAGTCTTTTTTGCTACTGCTTTTTTCTTCTTTGTTGCCATAATTATTCCTCTAATCTTAAACTAAGACTAAGGCTCTAGCCTCAGTACATCTTCTTTCCGCCCATCTTCTTGGACCCACCCATTTTCTTGTAGCTGCCCATCTTCTTGGATCCATTCATTTTCTTGGATCCACTCATTTTCTTTTTCATCATAGCACCTCCTTCTTTTTTCTCGAATCACTTGACTTACGATAATGCCACATCATATGATCGGTCATTTGATCGTCAACTTTATCAACTTGCTCGTCTACATGATCTATTTTATGATGCAGATTAAGTATTTCGTCCTTAACATCAACTATCATTGCAGAAACTATATTATGATCATTCTTGTTTTCTTTACGCCCTTTTTGAACCAGCGCTACCAGTAGACCGCCAATAGCGGTAATAGTCGCAACAATAGCAGCTTCCATTTCAGGATCCTTTGACCCATTTTTGCGAAGAAGATTTTGTTTTACTGGGGCTCCACTTTACCCTATTGGCCCAATAGGCTGCAGACATTTTACCCTTAGATATATTTTTGGCATGACGTGATGCAAATGCTTTCCTTTGGCCAACTGTTTGGTTAGTCTTCACACCTTGTTGACCAAAGCGGATAGTTTTCACTTGATCCCCCTGCTTTGCTACGACTATATGGGACTTGGTTGGATGGCTAGGTGTTCTTTTTGGTTTATTATAGCCACTGACTCCAGCCCTTGCTAAGCGCGAATCTTTTTTAGCTGCCATCATTTTTTCCTTTTACGCTTTTTATTCTTGATAACTAGGGCGTTAAACTTTTGGTTATTTGTACCCATTCTAGGTCCACTAATATATATTGATTTTTTAAAAGCCATTATTTGTTTTTGTTTTTCATCCAATGGCTAGAGTAGTGACCACCAGTTCTCTTGGTGTCAATGATGTTGATGACAGAATCTTTAAGTAACTTATAGTAATTTTTTTCCGAGGATGCTTTACTACCCCAACTTTTATCAGCCATTTTTACCACCTTAAAATAAGACTGGTTATATAGTAACATTTTCGTACTATATAACCAGTTTTAAATTTTAAATTATTATTAATTAACTAGTCTTTTTTGTTACTTTTGGAGCACTAGCTGCCTTTTTACTGGGGGTCTTTTTGACGTTTGCATTACCAGTTGCCTTTGGTCTACCCGGCTTTTTCTTTTCTGGTTCAGAAACCTTTTTGTCATCCAAATCAATGCCACCCAACTTTGGCTTTTCAAAGCTAACCACTGGTTCTACGACAGAATTTACTGAAGTAGTGGAATGAGTTTGGAATTCTATAGATGATACTTCTTTTTTCTTTGTAAATAATATTTTTCTTGCAAGCTTTTTGATAAGTTTCATTTTTTCTCCTGTTACTTTGTACCTTGCTGTGATTCTTTAATAAGCATATAACGCTCACCAGTCTCTTTTGAAGCCAGAGAAAACCCGTAAGCAACAGCTTCTTCGACTGCTGCCGTAAGAGCTTCTCTGTCAACAAAAGAAACACCATGCAAAGGTATAGTAACCCCTGCATAAACATCAATATTTTCAAAGTTTCCAATATTGATTTTTCTATTTACTCCACATATTACTATGGGAGAACTTGTTAAAGAAATTTCATTACTCAAAAGATTCACCACCTGATCTAAAGGAGAATCAATAGATTGCTCCATTGCTGTTTTAGTTATTTTAGGCATTTACGTTTATAAGTCCATTAATTGTTTCTAAGGTTTTAGCAGACTGTTGCTCCAGGGACATATTGTCTGTATCAATTATAGCAGAAGCTAATTCTTTTACCAAGTCACATTCTTTTTCTGATCTATGTGACGCCTGAGCCTCTGTCATCAATAACCCGTCTCGCTCAATCATTCTTTGATTTCTAGTATAATCTGAGGCATCGAAGTAAATAATCAGTCCATTTGGCTGCTTGAGAATCTTATTAGCCTCATTTTCAAAACGAACATCAGAAATTATTATTCCAACAGGAAGTTGGTTGTCTTCATATGTTTCAGTGGATACTATCGATCTGTGCATCCGAGATGCCTTGTAAATAGCCCATTTAGCAAAGCAGTCGGGATCGTATAACCGACACAGATCTCCAGCTTTTTGAAGAAAACTTCTCGGCTTCTTCTCCTGTTCTATTGGCAAAGAATACATTTGCTCAACTAAGTCGGTAAAATGCTTGTAATCAGGTATATTACCTAGAGCATTACCACCAAATAAATCAAATAAAACCTGGTGGATAGAGAATAGTTGGCGGTCTTTTTGACGAAGACCTAATGTTGTTCTTTTGATTGAAGCTATCTCATATAATGGCAAAGTAAAAAATATATGGTCCCATATAATGGAGTTATTAACAGGATTAATAGAAACTTTAGGAACTATGCTCTCTGCCACCGAAGTTTTGCCACTAGCAGCTTTGCCTGCTAGGCCAATAATTAACGGATATTCTTTGTAATATTTGTTTTCTAACATCATGCGTTACATTATAGCAGTTATATTTTGGAAATGTGTTCTTTTCTTAATTCTAATTCATCTAAAAATGCATTAGCTAAAGCGTCTGGTTCCCAAACAAAATCCCTCTTTACTTGCACGACTCTAAAATTAAATTCATCTTTAATTTCCTCTATTGTCATTAGTAGCGGAATAAGAGTTGGACTTTTACATTTAAAGTTTCCATTAACCTGATTAGCCACAACAGATGAATCTGTGTAAATTATTGGGTCAGTCAAATCAGCCATAGAACAGATTAGCAAACCGGCTATAACAGCCTCGTATTCAGCTTCATTATTAGTTCTGCGACCAAGACCCCTGGCAAATTGGGCTATCTTTTTTCTATTCCGATAAACCACAACTGAACACGCTGCTTCGCCATACTTTTTTTGGCCCTGCCCTCGTGATGCACCATCGCAAAAAACTTCTATATTCATTTAACACCATTTTCATTTTGTTTTAAGCAAAGAATAGATATCTAGGAGCATGTTTTCTATTTCGTGCCTACTGTATAGCTCTCTTTCTTGAGAGTGTATTTGAAACAAAAAATTTTCAATTTCTGATTTTAAATCAGCTATTTGCTCCGGAATCAATTCTAATGTCATATTTTATTCCATATTTTTTGGCGGTGTTAATAACATTTTTTTCTTGAGATTTAGAAGATACCTGTATAGTTTTATTTAGCAAATATCTATCACCCTCATATTCAACTTGTATTGGAAAATTTAGATCAACTCTTTTACAAGAATAAAATTCCTTAGATGATCCAACACTTTTATAGTAACCTATGAACATATATTATCCTTTTAGTATGTATTAAAAAAATCCGAGTCCATAAAAGAGCCTTTATCTTCCCTAAACGAAGCAACCTGCATAGACTGTATCTTATCCATAAGCTTTCTTGCAGACTCCGACGCAATTCTTGCTGCTGACTCCATGGCCTCCGCTAAATGTACGATGGCCTCACAAGTTATCAAAGCAAAATACTCATCCTCCGCAGCGTCCATTGCTGCTGCTTCTCTCTCAGCTTCGTTTTTACCTATGCGATTAGACTTATATACTTTTTTATATTTTCCTTCTAATATTTTATATTGAGCTCTAGCTATTCCAGTAAATCTAGCTGCTCTACCATAGACATTAGAAGTTCTAGCTACAAGAGAGGCTATTTTTTCTATACCCAAATCTACAACATCTGTTTCTGGAATTTCAATAAAATACTTATACGAGTTGTTGTTGTCGCTGTAGGCATCAATGACTTCTTTTAGTTGAGGCCCAAGAAACTGCTGCAACATTTCCTGAAGTTTTTCAAGAGTTGAACTGTTCATTTGTTCTCCATTTTTAATAAATAGTAAAGTTCTTCATACGAGAACTCGTCTTCTAGAAGTATTTGTTTTATTTTTTCTCTAACTTTAGAGAGATGTTCCCTCACCGTATTGGGGTGCTCATTAACAATTTGGGAAATTTGACTTGACCTTTTGTTGTCAATATATCTCCATTTTAGCAGCTGCCTCTCTTGTATCGAAAGCTTATCGAATGGTCCTTCAACATTTTCTCCTAAGACCCAGAATTCGTCTATTCTATCAGTTGCCATTAGTCTTTCCATGCTATATTCGATTGGATCCGCCTTAAACCCAACAACGTAGTCCTCGTCACCTTCATCACTTGTAGCCTCGTCATCTAACAATAGGAACGTTTTTCTACCTAACTGATCAATCAAAAAGGTGTCTACATTTTTCTTTAAAAGATAAAAAAAGTAGCTATATAAAAATCCACTAAATGGTATTGGCCCTTTTGCCGAGTCTCTTCTTTCATACCTTCCAACACACTGAAAGAATGTCATGTACACTGTTTGACGAATATCTTCTTCATCACCATATCTTTTTGTCATATAATGAATGCCACGCATTGTTTCATTGATCACGCTTAAGGTATAAGTGTTTACTTTATTTTTCATAAGTGCAAATCTTATAGGCGACTCTTTAATAAACAGAGAAACAAATCTCCTAATATCATAATCACTTAAATTATATTTACCATGATATAATAACGAAATATATTTAGTTAAAAAGTTATTAAAAACCTTTAACAATTGCTCTTGAGATTTTTGGCAGCCCTTTTTGCTATCGGCAATTAATTTTTGCATCTCCTCTTCAGCTAAAGAGTAATATTGCTCCTTGTAACTTATCATTTCTTTCCTTCCCAGTGAACTATATACTCACTGTAATAATCTCTAAAGTCTTCATAAAAGATAATATTAGGCACTTCTAGTTGTTCCATCGTGCTCTTTGCGTCATTCGAATATTTGCTTATTACGCAAATCAGACTTTTAAATTCATCTGGATAATATCTTTTAAACCTTTTTAATTTAATTTTACTTTTATCATCTAAATAACCTTTTATCTCTATCCAGTCATTATTTCTACTCAAGAGAAAATCTGGTGTATACCCCCTGGTTCCCCTTTTGATTGGGAAGGAAAACACAGTGGGTTCAAATTGAAAATTAATTTTGTAAATCTTTAATACTCTGACAAAATTTGCCTCCCAACTAGAACGAACATTCATATCTATATCTTTTCTATAACCAGTCTTAGTATACTGATATGCATTTCCCTTTTTCCTGGAAATAACTGCATCGTTCTCAATTACTTCAGAGTCAACAGATCTGTTTCTAATATTTTTTAAATTTGGATGTTTTTTAAACGAAGATTTTTCCAAAAAAAAGTCTTCTGGGTTGACAATCTCTGTGCTCATTGTGTATCCTTTACGCATCAAGATATTTTGTAGATAAATTATACACTATCTTGATAAAAAAATCAAAATAGGTTGCAAATTCCAAAGAAAGAGAGTATACTGTTCATCATGAACACACTAAAAACAATCATCAGCAGCATCAATCAAACAATCAACGAGGAAACCATTGACGACATAACCAAGGTTCTAGATATGGACCATGAATCAGCTGTCAAAATGGTGACCGAGTTTGAGGATTTCGACCTTTGGCTCTCCGCTGAGGAAAATCCCGTAACCGATTTCTGATTGGTGTTTTCCTAACAAAAAAGACCGGGGGAAACCCCGGTCTTTTTTATTGTCCATTATTCTTTTTATTTCTAAAAACACCCGTTGGACATGCACCGCTTTTAGCATGATCGCAATATGAGCACACACGGGCATTAGAGGTTGGTGTAAAATTAGTATCGTTAATTATTTCAGTTATAGAACTAATTAAATTTATCTTTACATTTTCAATATCTTCGTTAGTAAATAGGTGGCCCTTTTTCTTGCCAGATCTTAGATAATGTAATTCTGCGTAAATTTCTTTTTCAGGAAAGATATTGTGCATAGCCAATGCATAGATGCCCAGCTGCAGATTGTTTGGCACATCTTTTAGGGCAACCTCCCATTTTCCTGTTTTGTAGTCAACGATATTAACCCTGTCACCAATCACATCAACTCTATCTATGAAGCCAAGAATTTTATAGCAACCAATGATAAAATTAAAAGGTAACTCTTTTTCATAAATATTAAACTTCTTATCGTAATATTGGTCATAAAATTCTTGCAGGATTACAGATCCAACAGATATTAAATCCTTTGGTATATTATTATCTGGATCCCAAACAGAAATATTCTTATTATATTCTTGCTCTAACTCATTAATATCTAGTGTCTTTTCATTATCTAAAACACTCTCCAGTACAGAATGCACTATATTGCCTAATGCAGCGGGAGAGTTAAACAGCCGTGGCTCTTTGCAAATATATGAATAAAAATATTTAGCAGGGCACTGCTGGTATGTATCTATTCTGGAATATGAAAAATCTACTAAAGCTAGAAACTGCAAATCTGTTAAATCATTATAACTTTTAATTTTAATTAAACTCAAAAATAACTCCTAATTATTCTTCATCTGGGTCAAATACCAACAATCCGTTTTCGTCGTATTCTTTTCCGTTTTCATCTATTGTATGTCCATTATAAATATTTTTATAACCACCATTTTTTGATGGCATCCATCCAGATTCGCCTATTTCCATTTGGTCATTTTCCTCATATGGCCACATCTTGGCCTCCTATAGAAACAGATATTTCACTAATTTCATCCACATTTAAATAGTAGTGGACTACGGTTAGTAAATCTTTCAGGTCTTTTTTTGTCAGATAAAATCCAACGCAAGAACATTGAATGAAAAATTTATCATCATAACCATAGACCGAATCAACGTATTCTGTTAATTTTATATTTCCTTTTTTAACAACTCCAGGTAGCATTTTTACTCCTCGTAAATAGTTATTGGATTCCAACTAGGATCATCCAATTTTTCTCTCATATCTTTAACGTAAGAATCCCAATCTCTTTCATCTTCCGTTTTCTTTTCATACTTAACTTGACCCTTAAAAGGGTTAGATTTAAATTTAGTAACGATTAATTTGCCTTGTTGCGTCTTCCAACGAAGAACGCCATTTTTGCAATCACAGAAATCCTGGTTATCAACAGGTATTGTTAAATTTGGGTCATATCTACCGCTACAGCTGTTGCAACGAGTATATGTACCCTTATCTTGACACCTATTGCAAGAGGGACAAAAGGACCAGCACCATTTTTGGACTGGATTGACTGTTGGTCCAAGACTAGACATTTTCTTTCTCCATTCTGATAATATCTTCAATAACTGACTGAACTTTAGACGATGTATTATTTTTAAACTTAAATATATATTTGTGATTACCATTTATCATTTGGATAAAAACTGGTTTATCACCTTTTGTTGATTCAATTATATCATATATTTTTTGAATTAATAACGGTGAAAAGTTGTCAGCTATTTCTAATATTATTGCTTTGCCACTAGAAAATATTTTTGAATCAATTTTTTCAAAAGAGTTGTAGTACAGTTTGACTATTGAGCTTTCTTCGTCTCCCTCTTTACTGACTGCACCATTTATTACCACAATGTCACCCTTAGCAAAGGGTGAATCACCTAGATTTTTGAGAGACTTTGGAAAGACTACAATTTCAATATCGGAAGATATATCTTCTAATATTAGCTTGTACATTTTCATTCCCTTTTTTGTGACTATTGACTTTACATCGCTTAAGATACCACCAATTCTTACTTGAGTATTATTTGGTAATTCTGACAAATCAAATATTTCATAATCAATTTTCTTAGATAAGATATCCCATATACCATTTACTGGGTGATCAGTAACATAGATACCTAATTCCTCTTTTTCTATTTCAAGTAACTTGATTTCTTCAATTCTATTTAACTCACTAACTTGTGTATTGAATAACTCATCTAGAGCGCCAGCTTTGGCTAAGTGCTCCAATGTGCTTTTCTTTAAAAGAGTTGCACCACATCTCCTAAAAAAGTCGTGCATGTTGTTATACGGATTTTGCTGGTCTCTAACTGAAACTATATTTTCTGCTATAGAGTTACCAATTCCATTAATCGCAGATAATCCAAAAATTATAGAATTACGATCTAATACCTCAAAATCTATACCAGAATAATTAATCGAGGGCGGCATCACGCCGATGCCTAGTTTCCTACAGTCTGCCAAGTATAAAGATTGCTTATCTTTATTTCCCACAACAGAGGACATTAGCGAAGCCATATATTCAACGGTATAGTTTGTTTTAAGATAAGATGTAATATAGCTAATCATTGCGTAGCTTGCTGCGTGAGCTCTGTTGAAACCATAGCCACCGAAATATTCAATATCAGAAAATATCTTATTCGCTAGAATTTTAGTTAGGCCAGAATTTTCAATACAGCCGTCGACAAACTTTGATCTCATATTAGCAATTTTATCCATTAACTTTTTGCCAATAACTTTTCTAAGATCATCGGCTTCAGCAGAAGTAAAGCCTGCTAGTTCTCTCGCAACACCTAGTACATCTTCCTGATATAACATGATTCCCAGGGACGAAGCTAAAACTTTTTCTAATTTTGGATGATCATATTTAATTACGCTGCGACCATGCTTTCTATTAATATACTCTTTATCCATTCCAGACCCCATCGGACCAGGCCTATGAAGGGAAATAAGAGCCATTATATCTTCAATGCTTCTTGGCTGAAGTCCAATCATCATTTCTCTCATAGAAGAAGATTCAAGCTGAAATACACCAGTACAATTTCCCTTGCACAATTCATCATAAGTTTTTTCATTATCTAGTGGGATTAAATCAATATCTACAATTTTCCCTTGGTGCTTCTCAATTAATTTAACACAAGAATCAATCACACCCAAATTTCTTAATCCAAGGAAATCAATTTTTAATAATCCACACTGTTCGACTCTACCCATATCCCATTGGGTAACTATTGGATTATCTATACCCTTTTGCATAATTGGTAAATAATCTGTTAGTGGACCTTTGGAAATAACTACGCCCGCAGCGTGTATTCCAGTTTGTCTTATTAAACCTTCTAGGCCAAACGCAGTGTCTACTATTTCTTTAGCTGTGTTTTCTTTTTTATATAATTGTGAAAATTCTACAACTTCCATGCACTCACTAAGGTTTTTTGATATTCCCAATACTGGTGGTGGAACTAATTTAGCTACAGAGTCACCAGTCGCAAAGTCATATCCGAGAGCTCTTGCTGCATCTCTTATGGACTGTCTTGCGCCAGTTTTATTAAATGTACATATATGAGCGACACGATCATGCCCATATTTATTTTTAGCATAATTGATAACTTCATCTCTATGTCTATCGTCAAAGTCAAGATCAATATCTGGCATTGACTTTCTTCCTTCTACAAGAAATCTCTCAAACATCAAACCAAACTTAATTGGATCTAGATTAGTAATTCCAAATGCATAGGATAGTATACTGCCAGCCGCGGATCCTCTACCCCAACCAACTCGTATTCCATTATCTTTAGCCCAATTGACTAGATCGGAAACAACCAAGAAATATTCGGGGAAACCCATCTCCTTAACAACTTTTATCTCATAATCAGCTCTGTCAATGATGTGTTTAGGTAATGAATCTCCGTATCTTTCTCTTAGACCATTCCAGGCTAATCTTTCGAAGTATTGGGTTGATGTTTCGCTTGTAGGTATGGGGAAATTTGGAAAGTATATATTACCAAAATTTAAATTTACATCAACCATATCATAAATGTCCATGGTATTTTTTAGCCAATTAGAATTAAATTTATTTTCCATATCATTATAAGATTGCAAATAGAATTCATCTCCGCTAAAAGAAAATCTATTTGGAGTATGTATATTGCAGTTAGTTGCCACGCATAACATAATGTCGTGAGCTCTAGCGTCATGCTGATGCACGTAGTGGCAGTCCCCCGTTGGAACTATTTTAGCGCCTATAGTATTTGCTATTTGTATTAGTCCATTAGTAATTTTCTTCTGCTCATACAAACCATGATCTTGAATTTCTATGAAATAGTTTTCTTTACCTACTATATCTTGCATTTTTTGCGCTGTTTTCAAGGCAAAATCGTAATCATTTCTGAGTAATGCTTGAGAAACTTCTCCATTTAAACATCCAGATAAGATTATTATTCCATCTGAATGTTCGGAAATCAATTGATGATCTATTCTTGGCTTAACATAATATCCCTCAAGAAAAGATCTTGAAGACATTTTTATAATATTATTATATCCAATATTATTTTTAGCTAAAATTGTTATATGATATGGACCTCTTTGTTCCCATTCATTTTTTGCTGGGCCAGATCTTTCTTCTTCATCTTTATCAAATCTAGTTTTTCTAGCTTGATAAAATTCAGAACCAAGGATTGGCTTGATACCCGTAGCTTGACC